GCTGCGCCGATCTGATCCTGGGTACCGATGCGTACCGGGGTGTCCTCACCTCCTGGCGTCCCCTGCCCCGCACCTCCGGCGTTGCTGGGGTAGCGCACATCACCAACGCCACCGGGGACCATCCCGTTGGTGTGCCTGTGCCGCCCGCATCACGACGCCCTGACTTTCGATCCCGACGTGCGCGCCGAAGCGATAGCGCTCGGCCTCGTCATCACCCGTGGAGGCAACGCATGACGATCACCCGCCCCGAGATCCTTGACGGCCTTACCTTGGCTGTGGGTCATCACCAGAACCCCGACACTGGGCTGTGCCTGCTCGAAGCCGTCGCCTACATCGCGGGTGAGCCACACTCGGACCATCCCGCGTGCGCATCTCCTGTACTGGGGACGTTCGGACGCAACCTGAACGACGTGCTGCCTGACGTCAAGCGGCAGCGGCTCGTCCCGCTGGTGCCTCGGATCGTGGGAACGGCTGGCGACGGGCACGACGAAGAGCGCGGCTACATGGCACTCGACTGGCTGATCCGCACCTACACCCCGGCGTGGCTCGACCTGGCTGGATTGACTGACGAGGCGCAGTCGCTGCGCGACCTGCGACGCATCGTTGATCTGGTGTCCGCGCAGGCGGCACGCCCCGTCGTACTCGACGGAAGGTCTAAGGCGGCCGCTGCTTGGGCCGCTGCTGGGGCCGCTGCTTGGGCCGCTGCTTGGGACGCTGCTCGGGACGCTGCTGGGGACGCTGCTCGGGACGCTGCTCGGGACGCTGCTCGGGACGCTGCTCGGGACGCTGCTCGGGACGCTGCTGGGGACGCTGCTCGGGACGCTGCTCGGGCCGCTGCTGGGGCCGCTGCTGGGGCCGCTGCTGGGGACGCTGCTCGGGACGCTGCTCGGGACGCTGCTCGGGACGCTGCTCGGGACGCTCTACGTCCAACCGTTGACACCTTGCAGGACTCCTCGATCGAACTGTTCACCGCGATGGTGGAGGTCGGTCGATGACGTACCTCGCGCTACTCATCGTCCTGGCCAACCGCTGCGCCGATCTGATCCTGGGTACCGATGCGTACCGGGGTGTCCTCACCTCCTGGCGTCCCCTGCCCCGCACCTCCGGCGTTGCTGGGGTAGCGCACATCACCAACGCCACCGGGGACCATCCCGTCCGGCTGCGTATCCGCACCCACGTCCGCATCCACCTCGATGACGGAGGCGTGGCAACCGGGCTGCTGGTGATGGTGGCTGCCCTGTCCCTGCTGGCCGCTGCCACGTTCGTCGGTGTCGCACTAGGCCGCAACTCTGTGGAGCCGGAGTTGATCGGCGTGCCACGGGATCGGATCGTGGTGGAAGAGCGCACCCAGCCCCCGGTGACGGTGCCGGTCACCGAATGGCGCACGCGGTACGTCGAACGGGCCGCACGCTCCACGCAGCGGGTCGATGTTCCCGAACGTGTCGGTGGCTACACCCCGCCGAAGGTCATCGGCTGCCCCAATCCGCCGTTCGGTGGGCCACGGTCCAAGGGTTACTCGTGTGACGCCCTGATCTATGCCCGGTCGCTGCTCAGCTCGTCGCAGTTCGGCTGCCTTCACAAACTGTGGTGGCGGGAGTCGGGCTGGGATCCCACCGCTCACCGTGCCGGATCGAAGTATTACGGCATCCCACAACTGGCGTATCTGCCGCACGGAACCCCGGCCCGTAAGCAAGTCGATCGCGGGCTGTCGTACATCGACGGTCGCTATGGAACGCCGTGCAAGGCGTGGGCCGCGTTCGGCGCCAAGGGGTGGTACTGAATGAGCCTCGCCGTCCCTACGCCCCAAGAACTCCGCGGCGCCCTGGACCGTGCCGCCGCAGAACATGGCCGACGTCGCACCGTCGAAGCCGAGAACGAACGCCTCCGGGTGGAGAACGAACACCTACGCGCGCTCTTCGACTCCCGGAACCGGGTGAAGCGATCAGCGATCCGTGACGACGAAGCACAGTTCTGGGCCGAACGGATGCTGGAACGCATCGAGGTTGAGGACGACTACATCACCGCTAGCCGTCGCGCGGCCCTCGCACACGAGGTCGCAGCACATCAAGTCGGGCGCCACGCACGTACAGAGGGGCAGCGCGTCGCATGAATGCAGTCGGCAACCTGTGGGAGAATGGGCGAAGCCGCCAAGTGCGCAAACACTCGACGGCTTCTAACCCGCTCTTTCGGACCTATCGAAAGGGGGCTGGCGTGAAGCCTACCCGCCACCTGTTCAGCACCACCGGAAATGGGCCGATCTGATGGCCCGCGACCACGCGATGGCGTACTTCCGATTCAGGGAAGACTTCATTGAGGCTTCGCGCCACCTTTCAGACGGAGCATTCAGGGTCTGGATTGAATGCAGCGCACAACGCGCCCTAAACGGGGACAACTCCATCGACCCTGGCACTGCCTGGACTAGTGAAGCCATCCACGAACTCATTGAGCTCGGGGTTCTCCGCGTCCACGGATCGGCTCCCCGCATCACCTACAGCCTGAACGCGCTCACCGAACTCACAGGTGACCTCACGCGCGCAGACCTAAGGCCCAAGCGCAAGCCAATACCGGCGAGCGTCAAGGCCTCGGTCCTGTCCCAGGGTGTGTGTGACTGGTGTGACAACACGGCGGGTCTTGAGATTGACCACATCGTCCCGTGGTCCCAGGGCGGTACCAACACACGCGCCAACCTGCGCGTGCTGTGCGCGCACTGCAACCGAGTTCGAGGGGATGGGGCGCGCGACCACCTGATGTCAGGATGAGCGTTCACGTTTCGTCCTGGGTGTGGAAGCACGCACCCCGCATGGACCCCACGGCGATGCTGGTCCTGGTGTCACTGGCGGACCAGGCACACGACGACGGGGTGACGTGGGCATCAGCTTCGACCATCGGGCAGCGTTGCCGCATCTCCGAACGACAGGCGCGTACCTGGATTCACCGGCTCGCCACTGATGGGTTGATTCGCATCACTGAGCGCCCCGGACGTACATCACTGATCACCGTTCTGTGTGACGAGGCAGCGTCACCTGAGCCTGTGGAAAAGCCCACCGAACCCCGGAAGCCCACCGCAGGGCTGCGGGCGCCCGCAGGGGTGAAGCCCACCGCAGGGCACCCCGGAAGCCCACCGCAGGGCACCCCGGAAGCCCACCGCAGGCGAACCGTAATGAACCGTAATGAACCGCAGCAGCAGGCCGCCGCACGTCCAACCTCATCCACACCCGAACCGCTCCGCGACCTCGAACGCCGATGCCGGGAAGCGAACCTCACGGCTCGCTTCGACCGCCTCAGCGCCAAGGACGCCGCGACGATCTGCGACCTCCTGCGCATCCACGGCCCGCTTGCGCTCGTCCGCTCTGCCAAAGCTCAGCACCGCGCTGACAACCCCGCCCAGCACGCGAAGGCGTGGATTGGTGGCTGGCAAGCCCTCCCCACGCCGATCGACTCCGCACGCTCCAAGTGCCCTGAACATCCTCATCAGACCCAGCCCTGCCCTACCTGCGCCTCTGAGGTTGCTGCAGGACTCCGAAGGGAACCCGCATGAACCCGTTCCGCCGCCGCCCACAGTCCGAACCGCTCGACGCTCCCGGATGGGTCACCATGCCCACCACCGAGTACCACGCCCTCAACGAGACGCTGAACGGCCTCGTGGATCGCGTCGATGAGCTGGAAGGGATCGACCTGACTCGTGGCGCTGTGATCGCGCAGCAGGTGGAGCGGATCGCTGAACGCACCGACGAACGCGAACGCGCAATCCGCTGGGCGGTGGCGTTGGAGCAGGAGAACGCCGACCTCGAACGCGCCAACGGGCAGTTGCGGGGCCGCATCGATGACCTGGAACACGCACTAGCGGCCGCAGGAGCGTCGCTGCCGTGGCCACCGCTGGGGACTGATGACGTGGAAGGGGTACCGGCATGAACGACTCGCAGACACTCACTGAGCAAGTCAAGAACCTGCGCGCTGGTCAGCGTGTACGGGTGGAGTACGAGTCCGGCGCGACATCGTGGGCGTCCGAGGGTGTCCTCGCCGCACCCTCGGCGAATCGCCTGTGGATCACGGGGTCCGGGGCTGATGTGCGTGACGCCCACGGCACCGCCTCGTCGTTTCTCACCTCTGTCACGGTGCTGGATGATCCGCTGCCCACGGAACCGGGATCGGTGATCAAGGCAACGGTGACGCGGGACGGGGTGAGCGTCGTTGACGTGGTGCTGCTGCTGACAGATGACCCAGACAACTGCTGGCGCTCCGCCACCCTTATCCGCCACTATCGCTGGCACCGCGCCGAGCATCTGTCCAACATCAAGGTCGGGCGCATCGTGTTCGGAGACGAGTCGTGAGGTGCTCTGTCTGCACTCACGACACCGAGACGTGCGACAACCTGAAATGCGGGCACTACGGCCACGGTGAGGGTCATCCACGCTGCCGCCCCATGACCGCCGACCTTCGTACCCGCATCATCGCGCACCGTGAATCGCTACTGGTGGAACGAGAAGTAGCGGAGGCGGCGTGGATCACCGACGAAGACGCCCTTGATCGCTTCGTCGCACGCCTAAGCGCCTTTGGCGAGCAAGCCATCGACCACATCGCCACGCAGAACCCCGCCCACACCATCGCCCGTATTGACCGTGAGTTGGTCGCTATCGACGCCGACCTTGCGCTGCTGGACGCCTGTGAATACGACCTGACCGACATGGCGAACATCGCTGAGTCGAACCTAAGCTGGAGGTACCCCGCATGAGCCAGATGAGCGCACAAGACCACGCCGCCAAGGCGATCGAACTCGACATCCGCGCCGACCACTACATCTACGGCGACGGCGCTGACCAGGCCACCGGCCAAGCGATGGCGACGCGGGCGCTGACTCACGCGACCCTCGCGTTGGCGTTGTTCACCCGTGACGCCGCAAACGGTGCCAACCACGTTCACGACTACATCGGGCCACCCCAAGAGATCGTCGGCGCAGACGGGCAGTTGCTCGGGCAGGCCAACGACCGCACGACCGAGCCAGGACGGCCCGCATGAGCAGCGCCATCGAACAGGAACTAGCGCGGGTGATCCGCCACTACACCGACTGGCCGACCTTCCGCAGCGGCGAGGACACCGACCTCGAAGCGTTCCTCGTCAAGCGACTAAGCCCAGCCATGTGGAAAGCCGCCAACGAGCATGAGCAGGTCATCCGGCCGACAGGCGCCGCCCCGTACATGGGCAGCACCGTCCTGGCCGCATGGGGCGAACACCTCGGAGTCATCACCGAGTACGGATGCGTCTACGTCCCACGTTCAGGCGCGGTAGCCATCGGCTCCGGCTACGCCGAGGCGCTAGGCCACCTGGGAGATAAGTCGTGGTGGACGCGCTCGGAGGTCATCGAGGCAGCCCGACGCGCCACACTGACGGCTGTGGGCTGTGGCGGGGACATCTACTGGACCAGCACCAGCAGCGAGAGCGTGGAGGCAGCGTGACCGACCTCCGCAAATGCTGTGTCTGCCACCACCAGGACACCCACCGCATGGCTTGCGTGGATTGCAGCGAACGGATCGACCGGATGCTGGCCGACCTGCCGGAGCTGTACGTCGAAGCGCAGGCCGAATACTGGCCGACCGGCGCCGGCAGCAGCGGTGGCAGCAGTGAGCGCACCCTGGGACTGAGGGTCGCCGCACTGGACGGACGTAACCCGGTGGATGCGATCGCAAAGCTCGAATCGTGGGAACGGCTGCTGAGGGAGGAGTTCACGCCGACCCAAGACCCGGACTACACGCAGCGTCAACGCAAAGCCGCACGCTGGGCCGACTCCGACTCCGACGATCACACCGGGGTCACGCTGTGCGGGGTGGTGGATTGGCTACGGACGAACCTGGACCGCATCTGCGCCGAGTTCCTGGCCGTCGATGAGTTCGCGCTCGAAGTGCGGCAGGTACATCGGGAGGCGCGGACGGCGGCGAGGATCAACGCCGAGCCCGTGACTGTGGTGGAGTGCCCGTCGGAGCATCCCGACGATCCGACGCGGCTGTGCGGGAAGCGGATCAAGATCGCCGAGACCGAGGTAGCCACCTGCCCGCGTTGTCGCAGCGAGTGGGATTACACCCGCCTTGGGATCGTGGCGACGGTGACCAAGGCCGAGGTCTGGCAGCCTGGGGCCGTGGTCAGTGAACGGCTGGGGATACCACTGCGCACGTTGCAGCATTGGGCCAAGCAGGGCCACGTCCGACGTCGGGGCGGCAACTACCTGTGGTCCAGCGTCATCGAGCATCGGGACAAGCAGCGGGAGGGCGCATGAGCCACGTCTACCTCGTGCTGACGTTCTACGCATACGAGGGGTACGCACTGGATGGGGCCTACGCGACACAAGCAGAGGCCGCCGCCCGACGCGACGAGATCCGCGCCCGGGACTACCGCTCCAGCAGTGAATCCACGGACATCTACCGGGTGCCAATCCCCTGGAGCGGCGACGACCTCGAAACACTTGCGGAATGACACCAATGTGATCTACCCTTGCGCCATTCCTGGTTGACACGTCTGTCCCAGGAGCCAAGCCCCGCCAGCCCTGCATCCCCCGTCAGAGGCCGGTGGGGCTTCGTGCTGCCTGGGGGTGCGATGGACGACCGCCCCGCCCTCCTCATCGCGCTCGGCATGGCCCGCGAATCGTGGATCGGCTACCGCGCCTGCGACGACCACGAGCAAGCCGCCGCCTGCCTGATGTTCATGGACACACTGCTGGATCAGTTCCTGCTGACCGTGAGGGGTGCGTGATGGCGTCTCGCGCAGCCAAGGGCGATCTGGTCTACATCGAGCCCAAGTCCGTCAAGGCCCTGCAAGACCTCGCCAAGGAGTTCAAGCAGCGCGGCGACGGCAAGGCGCTGAAGAAGGAACTCAACCGCGAGATCAAGGCAGCGACCAAGCCGCTCGAGGCAGCGATCAAGGCCAACGCTCGTGGCATGGAGTTCGCGAACAAGGGGTTGCGAGCCGAGGGCATCAAGCGCGACGGCAGCTTCGAGTTCTCCTCGACCAGGTCCCGACGCACTGCAGGCGTCACCAAGACCGGCCGCGAACGCCGCGGCAAGGGGCTGAGGCAGTCACTCGAGCAGGGCGTCAAGACCGAGGTCTCCTACCGCGCCGGCCCTGGTGCAGGCGTGCGGATCCGCCTCAAGTCCTCCGACCCCGAGATCAACCAGCTCGGCCGCATCCTCAACCGCCGCGGCTTCATCCGGCACCCACTGTTCGGCGATACCGATCACTGGTTCAACACCACCGCCCGCAACGGCAAGGACTGGTTCTTCTCGCCCGTGGAGAAGCGCCGCGACGACGTGGTGCGGGGAGTGAAGGAAGCCGTTGACCGGATGCTCAACCGTCTGGCCAAAGACATTGGCCGCTAAGGATCCCAGGGGATCCAGCCGCTACAAGCGCACCGCCCACACCTACGCCAAGACCGCCGATCCCGTGTGCTGCCTATGCGGGAGCGGGATAGACCTCCAACTCCCCAGGAACTACCCCGGCTCCTGGACGATCGAGCACGGCGTACCCATCCGACGCATCCTGGCCATGACCGACACCTGGGACGAAGCCGTCGCCCTGTGCTGCGACACCTCCCTGTGGACTGGCCTAGCCCATCGTCGCTGCCAGTCCAAGCAAGGCGGGAAGGCCCGACACGAGGGCAGCAGCAGCGCTGCACGAGTCGGGTCGAGGCCGTGGTGACCCGGGTCGGGTCCGAGTTTTCAGACGGCGACGACCCCGCGACCCCACGTCCCGCGGAAAAAAGCTCGCGTCGGGCGCCAGCGTTACGCATCAGGGAGGTCCGCAGTGGGAACGAAGCTGCGGTGCAACCTGTGCGGACTCTCCCGAGCGACCAGCCGGGGCTCCCTTCCTGAGGGTCAGTACCGGTGTCGAGAGTGTCGATCGTCGATGGGTCAGCCTCGTGCGATTGCCGGCAGGCCGCGCGTTAGACATCGGACGGGCAAGCTCGGCGTGTGGGCTACTTGCGGACACTGCAGCCGGGAGTTCGTATCGATCTCCCGCGCAGGCGGCTGGTCCGTCTTCTGCTCCCTGAGTTGCGCACAGCGGTCTAAGTCGCGCGGCAACAAGCGCCCCTACTACCGCAGGGCAAGCGGCGCGCCCGGGTTGAGCGGCCATCGCAGGAGAGATCTTCTCGCCCGCTGGCGACGGCAGTCGAGGGTGTGCATCTACTGCGCTGGGCCGTGCGAAACCGTTGACCACGTAGTGCCTCTACAGCAGGGCGGAACCAACTACGAGGGCAACCTTGTTCCTTGCTGTCGTCGCTGCAACGGATCCAAGGGCGCGAGACTCTTGGCGGTATGGCGGTTCACAGCGCGAGGTGAGTCCGATGCCTCAGCGCCCGTGTGATCACTGCGGCAAGGCCTACGAGGCCAAGCGCAAGACGTCGCGATTCTGCGGTGTGAACTGCCGGAATCGACACGCACGCCATCCCGAGCTGGCAGTCGTCGATGGCGGAACCTCCGCTCCGCCGGCAGGCGCGCCGCCCTCGACGTCGCCGACCGTTGACGCCGTTCGACGCGAGCTCGCAGCCGTCGACCGCCTGGACTCGATCGCAGGGTCGGCCGCGCTGCAGCTGGCGGCGGCGCTGGACTCGCCGACAGAGACTGGAAGCGCGAAGGCGTCGCTCGCCCGTCAACTCGTGGCCACGCTCGAAGTGGCGATGAAGGGCGTCAAGGTTGCCGACGACCCGCTCGACGAGCTCAAGCGGCGGCGCGATCAGAAGCTGGGTTTGGCGTGAGTGTCCTGGCTCCGACGTACTCGACGGTGCCGGATTACGCCTACACGCTCGGGCCCGAGGTCGCGAACCTGTGCGACAAGGTCGGCTTCACGCCTGACGAGAATCAGGCCGCGATCCTGGACGCCACGTTTGCGATCGGGACAGACGGGCGGCCAGCGGCCTTCGAGGTCGTGGTCGTCGCACCCCGGCAGAACATCAAGACCGGCGTCGAGAAGATGGCTGCGCTCGGGTGGCTGTACCTGCTCGAGCGGCGCCTGGTCATGTGGTCCGCGCACGAGTTCGATACGGCCGCCGAGTCGTTCCGCGACTTGACCGAACTGGTCGAGGGCAGCGACTTCCTCTCGCGGCAGTTGAAGCAGATCTACCGCGGCGATGGCCGTGAGTGCATTGAGACCCTGACTGGCCGCCTCCGATTCAAGGCTCGGACGAAGGCCGCAGGCCGCGGCCTGTCGGGCGATGACTCGATCATCGACGAGGCGTTCGCACTGAAGGCGATGCACACCGGAGCCCTGCTGCCGACGATGCTGGCTCGCCCTATGGCTCAGGTCATGTACGGGTCATCGTCAGGGATGGCCGATTCGAAGATCCTTCGGGGTCTGCGGGATCGCGGGCGACGGGGCGATGACCGACTGGCCTACTTCGAGTGGTCCGACCCAGAGCCACACAAGGGCTGCGCAGTCGAGGAGTGTGACCACTCCCCGCTTCGCGAAGGTTGCGCGCTCGATGACCGCGAGCGCTGGTGGGCAACGAACCCCGCGCTCGGGATTCGCATCGACGAGGAATCGATCGCATCGCTTCGCCGGACGCTCCCGCCTGAGGAGTTCGCCCGGGAATGCCTCGGCTGGTGGGACGAACCGGCTGAGGATGTCGACGCGATCGAGATCGAGGCGTGGCGCGCACTGGCCAACGAGGACGCGGCACCATCGGGCCGCCTGCGCCTGACGGTCGATGCGGCGCCGCGGCTGACGTCAGCATCGGTGACGGTGTTCGGCGGCGGCGTGCTCGAGCTGCTGGAGCGCAAGCGCGGGACCGGTTGGCTCGTCGACTACGTCAAGGGCGTGCTCGAGCGGAACCCTGACATCGACCCGCGCGTGGGCTACGACCCGAACGGTCCGATCGGCGCATTGACCCAGGAGTTCGAGAACGCCGGCATCGAGCTGGAGCAGATCGACGGCAAGGACGCAGTGCGGGCCACGGGCGCTTTCATCCGCGCCGTCACGGAAGCGTCGTTCGCGACCCGAGGCGAGCCGGAGTTCGAGGCCGCTGTGACTGGCGCTCGCCTGCGCGAGGTGGGCGATGGGCACAAGTGGTCGCGCAAGGACTCCACCGTCGACATCACCCCGCTCGTCGCCGGCACCTACGCCATGTGGCTGGCCGGGGCGCTGGATGAGTCCCCGGACTACGACCTGATGGACAGCTTCGGATGAGGAGGCCCGGATGGTCACCACGGCCCTCGACGTTCTCGGCGCTTCGTTGATCGTCGGTGGCGTGGCATGGCTGTTCCCGCCCGCCGGCCTGATCGTCGGTGGCGTGGCGCTGCTCGCGATCTCCTGGAGGGCCAGCGCATGAGCTTGTTCTTCCAGCGCTCCGAAGAGTCCGCGCTGATCCCGACTCGCGGCTCAGCCAAGCGCGGCCGCGTTCACGTCGACGCGACGTCAGCGATGCGGCACTCGGCGGTGTGGGCGTGCCTGCGACTGCGGGCGGATCTGATCTCGACCATGCCCATCGACGTGTTCCGTCGCGTCAACGGCGTCCAGTTCGAGGCGCCCAAGCCCCCCGTACTCGTCGAACCCGGTGGATCCCGGGTGGAGATCGAGGAGTGGCTCTACTCAACCCAGGTCGAGCTTGACCGCTACGGCAACGCCTTCGGCATCATCACGGCGCGCAACGGGATGGGCCTGCCGTCGCGCATCGACCTGGTCCCCGCTGCCGACGTCGGCGTGAAGGTCAAGGGTGGCGAGCTGCACTCGTACCGGGTCGGCAGTCGGGAGTACGACCCGTTCAGCATCTGGCACGAGAAGCAGTTCACTCTGCCGGGCCTGGCTGTCGGCCTGAACCCCACGGCCTACGCCGCCTGGTCTATCGGCGCGTACCTGTCTGCGCAGCAGTTCGCCCTCGACTGGTTCGGCAACGGCGCCGCCCCCTCTGGAGTACTGCGCAACACCGAGAAGACGGTCGTGAAGGACATCGCCGGCGCGGCCAAGGAGCAGTTCAAGGCCGCGACGGCCGACCGCGACATCTTCGTCACCGGCAAGGACTGGGAGTTCCAGTTCATGTCGGTCCCCGCGTCCGAGACCGCGTTCATGGATCAGATGAAGTACGGCGTGGTCGACGCCTGCCGCTTCTACGGGGTGCCCGGCGACATGATCGACGCCGAGACCTCGACCGGCGCCATCACCTACGCGAATGTTACGCAGCGAAACCTCCAGCTGCTGATCATCAACATCGGACCAGCGGTTGTCCGCCGCGAGAAGGCGCTCACTCGTCTGACCCCCAAGCCGCAGTTCGTGAAGCTCAACAGCGACGCCCTGCTGCGCATGGACCCCAAGTCAGTCGTCGACAAGCTCAAGGTCGAGATCGACGCACGCATCACTACCCCGAGCGAAGCCCGCAGCCTGCTGAATAAGGCGCCGCTCACCGACGAGCAGATCAACGAGTTCGCGGTCCTGTTCCCCAACAAGGCGCCCGCCACCGGAGCGACCCAAGGAGTGCCCGCATGAAGCCCACCACCCTGCGCGAAGCGGCGGCCCTGCGCTCCGGCCAGGTCCGGACCGCAGCCGACCGGCCATCTCAGCGGCGCAGCCTCGAAGCTCCGAACTCACCAGCCCGCACACCTGGCATCGGCGCACAGGTTGAGCTGCGTGCCTCCTCGAGCAAGGACGGCTTCCTCGAGTTCGACGGGTACGCATCCGTCACCGGGCACGGGTACGAGATGTGGGACTGGGCTGGGCCGTACACCGAGCTGGTGACCCCTGGAGCGTTCGCCACCTCGCTGGCCCGCAGCGATCTCGACGTGCCCTTCGTTCTCGCGCACGACTCGCTCCGCCGCATCGCGCGGACGACGACCGGGACGCTGCTGCTGGCCGAAGACGACCACGGTTTGCGCGCCCAGGCCCCCGAACTGGACCCTGCGGACGCGGACGTCGCCTACATCGCACCGAAGCTGCGCGCTGGCCTCATCGACGAGATGTCGTTCCGGTTCTTCATCACCAAGGGTCAGTGGTCCCCGGACTGGACCGAGTACCACATCGAAGAGGTCGACATTCACCGCGGCGATGTCGCGATCGTCGGTTACGGCGCCAACCCAGCCACTGCTGGATCGGGTCTGCGTTCAGCAGATCTCGCGTCGCTCGTGCGCGACGCCTCTGACGAGCAGGCGCGCGAAGCCCTCGACCTGCTGCAGCAGCGCATGCACCGACCGGTCACGATCCACGACCACGACGTCGCACTGCGCACCCTCTGATCTCCGGCACCGATCGGTGCCGGTTCTGCCCAACGTCTCGCCGATGCACCCCCGCGCCATGTGCCTAGGGGTCTGTCGCTGTGCCCGGGCTGCCCTTCATCCGAAGCGATCCGCCAACCCTGGCGGAGAAAGGAGGCCTGAGCCGTGAAGCTCAAGGACCTCATCGCGCAGCTCCGCACCCAGCGGTCAAGCAAGCTGGAGCAGCGCAACAGCATCGCCACCGAACTCGGTGACCTCCGTGCCGCCGAGACCACCGACGAGGCGCTCGTCGCCGAGAAGCGTTCGGCCAAGGACGCGCTCGACGCCGAGATCGACGCTCTCAGCGAGCAGATCCGCGGCTACGAGGCCGAGCTCGAGAAGGACGAGGCTGCCGAGCGCCTGATGCGCGAGACCGCCCCGGCAGCATCGAAGCCGGCTTACGACCAGGTCGCTCGCGTCGGTGCCGAGAAGCGCACCTACAACCCCGAGTCCGACCGCAAGGGCAAGCAGTTCGCCCTCGACGTCGCGCGTGCCTCGCTGGGCGACTACGAGTCGCGCGACCGTCTCAATCGGCACATGGCCGAAGAGCGCGTCGAGCGGGGTGCGGAGCAGTTCGACCGCGCCGTCGGCACCGGAGCCTTCACCGGCCTGGTCGTCCCGCAGTACGCGGTCGAAGCCTTCGGCCCGCTGCCGCGCGCGGCTCGCCCGTTCGCCGACGCCATGAACCGTCACGACCTCCCCGACGAGGGCATGACGATCGAGATCGGCAAGCTCACGACGGGCACCAGCTCTGACGAGCAGTCCTCGCAGAACAGCAACGTCTCCGAAACCGACGCCGACGACACGCTGCTCAGCGTCCCGGTCATCACCTCTGCTGGCCGCCAGACGCTGTCGCGTCAGGCTGTCGAGCGTGGACGTGGCGTCGAGGACACGATCATCGGCGACCTGATCCGCGCGAACAACGCCGACCTGGACCGCAAGATCCTCAACCGCGCAACGACCGGCCTGACCAACGTGGCCACGTCGATCGCGTACACCGACGGCTCCCCGACTGCGGCGGAGCTGTACCCCAAGCTCCTCGCGGGTCCGGCTGGTGTGGAGGCGGCGCTGCTCGACTCCGACCCCGGCGACACGATCGCAGTGATGCACTCGCGGCGCTGGTACTGGCTGCAGTCGCAGCTCAGCTCGACCTGGCCGCTGTTCGGTCAGCCGGGCGTGGCCGCGCAGCTCGCAGGCGAGAACTACGGCGAGCGCTACGGCGCCGGGTTCCGCGGCATCTTGCCCTCGGGGACTCCCGTCATCGTGGACAACAACATCGCCACGAACCTCGGGGCCGGCACCAACGAGGACGAGATCTACTTCACCTCGCAGCAGGAGTCGCACCTGTGGGAGGACCCGAACGCGCCGACCCTGATCCGGGCGGAGCAGACCAAGGCCGAGTCCCTGGGCGTCGTGCTCGTGGTCTACAGCTACTTCGGGTACCTGTTCACCCGCGTCTCGCACGCGCAGAAGATCGCGGGCACGGGCCTGGTCACCCCGGCGTTCGCCTGAGCCTGACGGCTTCTCTCACCCATCGGTTCGCCGGTGGGTGGGGGTGGCCCGCCAGGGTCGGACGAAAGGGGACGCCATGTCCGAGGAGAACCCCGAGGTCACCGACGACCTCAAGGACGGTCAGACCAGTGACCAGTCTCGAGCCGCCGAGAAGCGCGCAGCCGCCAACGCCACCGAGCAGCCGAGTGACCCCTACGTCGGCCCCCTGCTCGAGGAGCGACGCGGCTACGCCATGCACGGTCGGGCAGACCGTGTCGCCGAGGTCGACGAGCAGCTGCGTCTTCGTGGTGTCGAGCCGCCGGCCGATGCGACCGGTGAGGGCAAGCGCACAGCGACCCGCGGCGGCCGCGGCCGCGGGCGCACCGCCAAGGCCTGATCACTCGTCCCCCGGTCCCGGGAGGGGAAGCCCGGGCCGGGGGCGCACCACGTCACGTCACCTGAGAGGAGCCAGCGATGCCGATCCCCAACGCGATCCGCCCGTCCGGCTCCCAGCAGATGGACGAGGCCGGGGTCACCGGCGAAGAGGTCATTGACAACATCCAGGACCGCATCGACTGGCTTGACACAGAGAAGGCCGACGCCTCATCCCTTGGCTCGGCCGCGGCCGCGGCCGCCGGCCGATGCGACCGGTGAGGGCAAGCGCACAGCGACCCGCGGCGGCCGCGGCCGCGGGCGCACCGCCAAGGCCTGATCACTCGTCCCCCGGTCCCGGGAGGGGAAGCCCGGGCCGGGGGCG